CACTAGCTTCAATACAGATTAAGTCACCAGTATACAGTTTCTTAGGAGCACGAGTTATAGTAGTTGGTGAAATAACATTTGACATCCCACCAGTATTATAATTCTGCCCCTTCTTACGAGCAGGAAGAAAGCCACGTAATGCTCTTGTACTAGACATTATATTTCTCCTTCCAATTGTTTATGGACTACTCCTGAAAATTAGGAGTCCGTCCTTTAAATGTTCTCGATTTGCTATTATTGGAAATAGGCATTTGTGAACTGGAATGTCTCATCAACTGTGAATTAACAGCTTCCAGCATATCATTTGCCTCTTTTCTATAATATTTTCTTTTGGCCTCTAGCTTACCAGTAGGTATCTTACCCAAGGCAATGTCTCCACGACAGACAACTCCAGCATATCGGCCTTCTTCTCTCACGACAGAAGTTGCTCCCATTTCAGGTACTTCTTCAGGAGTAACAAATTCCCATCCTTGCTGTTGTTTCTTACCAACTTCTTGGTAGTCATCCTGACCATTAAGAAGGATACGTAGCCAGCCTAATGACATATTCTGCTGACGATATCTTTCTTCAACTTCACGAGGTATATAAGTTGCGTTTGGTTCTTCAAAGACGTATTCTGTTTCTTCTCTGGTTTCGTTTTCCCTCATCTGAGAATTACGTGATTCAGTACGTGTCATAATTTCTCCTTCCACGTTACAGTTTAATTGCTGTGTATTCACCATCGGCATCTTGTACCTTGGCTTTTTCAGCAGCATATTGTTCAAGTGGTATGCCCCAGTTTTGTGCTAACCTTACATCTTCTTTGGTCAGTTTTACCTTACCTGAAGCTGGAGTTGAACGTGAAGCTCCAGCTACCACTTGAGCAGGTTTTGACGGCTGTTCCTGCACCGAACTTTCTTTGACAGCAGTGTTAAACTTAGTTGGAAATGCTTCCTTAATTCTGTTGTCAATTTCATTATAAAATTCTGGATCATCTGGACTAAATCCTTCTTCCTTTAATTCTGCATCCAAGGCTAATGCAGCAGCAGTCATAACTCTATCTTGACCAAACCAGCTATTATTTTGTGACCATTCTACAGCTCTTGGATCTGTTGTAGTTTGCTGTTGAGGGGCCATCTGTTGCTGTTGCTGTGCAGGAGCTTGAGGTGTATTCTCAAACTGCACTTTAGCTGCACTAACAGATTTTATATCTGTCTGAGCCTCATTTAAAAACTCTTGAGCTTGAAGGATCTTAGTAGCATCTCCTTCTTCATGAGCAGACTTATATGCTGCTCTGGCTAACTCAAGTTTATCAGTAAGCTGCTTTTCATTTGCATCCAGATGCATCTTACTTATATTGGAAAATTCCTGTTCTCTACTGGATAGTTTAGTATTTAATTGTTCATTCTGTTGAATGAGTTTATTAATCTGCTCATCACGATCCTTACGTTGTTTTATTAATTGACGTATACGTTTCTGAGCACCTTTAGTTTCTATACCATCTAATTCTTTTGGTTTTTCTTTGACTTCAGTATCTGAAGGAGCTTCTGGTTGGGCTTCAACCTTTTCCTCCTCTTGTTCAACTTCATACTCTACTTTCTTTTCTTCTTCTGAAGAGGGTGCTTCTACTTCAGTCCATTCTTCTTTCTCAATCATTTCAAGTCCTTTCGTTGCTAACGAAGCATACGGGTTACGTTCTTAATCTATTATACTATAAATATTGTAAATATGCAAGGCTTACGATCCTGATGTTAAATTAAACGTAGGATCTAAATCTTTAGGATGTTCTACTCTACATATAACCTGATCGTCAAATAATAGAATAAGTCTTACTGACTTATAAAATAATTTCTGACCAGCATGTTTAGCATAACATACATAATCTCCTGCCTGACACCATCCCCCATTTGGAAACTTATCTTCATCTAAGTAAGCTAAATCTCCTATGGAGAGAACTCTTCCTACTGTAGTCAGATATGCCATATCATCCTTGGTAGAATCAGGAAGCATTATACCTCCCTTGGTAACTCCTTTTATACTTACGGGCCTTACAAGAATATGATAGCCCGGTAACTCTGGTAGAGGATTTGGATCTTTAACTTCATCCTCTGTAATCCACATATCGTTTTTCATTGCATTTCCTAAATGTACCTGTTGCATTTACTCCTCGTCATCATACATTCTTTTTTTAAGAATAGTTGTAAAAACTTCACGACTCCATTCAATACCTTGAATGTGTCCTACTAACTCACGATAACGTGAATAACTTTCAGCACTACCATCAGCTAGAATATTTGTTAATCTTAGTAGTTCAGTATTATATTCTTTTACTACTTCATCCCAAATTTCCATTATCTAGATTACTTGGAATATTTCCATGAAGATGGATCTCTCTGGTTTAAGACACCTTTCTGTGGTCTAGCACCAGCACCACCATCTTTAATAGATTTCTTTGTGGGATCTCCATATGCACCACCATCACCATTTGGTACATGTGTTGGATAACCACCTGTCACACCCCTTACATCATTAGGGTAATGCATTCCTCCATATTTAGGCATTGTCATCTCCTTTTCTTTGTGATTCTAATTCGGCAATTTTCATCTCTCTTTTATTTTCTATATCAGCAGATTTCTCCAGCATCTTACCTTTTAATTGTTTTTCAGCCAGTTTATTCTTCTGATCTTCCAACGTCATCTTGGTCATTAGTTCAAGTGTCTTTAATGTTTCTTTACTTGCTCTATCCAACTCTGACTTCTCTTTCTTCAGTACAGCAGACTGTCCTTCAGCAGCAGCTTCCTGCATAAGTTTTAACTGTTCTAGTTTAAGTTTCTGTGCATCTAAAGCAGCTTCTGCTGTACTATTGGCAGCATCCATTTGTAATTTCTGCTGTTCCAATTCTACCTTCTTCTGTTCCAAAGCAACTAATTGCTGTTCAGGTGATTGAACCTGACCCATTGCCTGATTAGCATTTAGTACCTGTTGAGCAGCTTGGGCCATAATAGCTTCAGCTACTTCTGGTTTCTGAGGTCCAACCTGTTGCATACCCATTTGAGTTACACCTGTCATCTGCTCCTGATATTTAAGAACCATATGTTCTTGTATATTAGATTCCAGTACAGGTTTAATACGTTGCATAAGAGGACTTGCTCCATTCATAGGATCTTGTAAGTAAGCCATCTTTACCTGTATATGTGCATCATGGTTCTGACCGGGGAAAGCTCCAATAGGTACACCTTTAACAGCAGCCATAATATCTGATACGGGATCAAGAGGTTTCGGCTGTTGCTTTGGTGGAAGTATCTCTTCCATATTTGGCATGTTGGCTGCATTTAATATTGTTCTATTTAATGCTTCCAAGTTAAACATGCCGGGGGGTGATTGCTGTGCCATTTGCATAGCCATTTGTGCAATCATAAGACGATGAGCATTAGATGGAATATTAGGGTCGCTGACGGGGATCACGTCCACTCTTCCATCAAAGTCGGCTTTAAATATATTCCGACTTTCGTATGGCACATCATAGGGATAATCATTGGGTAGATAGTCGTAGTCTATCCTAGCCAAGATCCTAAATTCATCTCTTTGGGACTTGTGCAACCTCTTATGGATTGCAGAGAAGAATTTACTGGATGCTTCCAGTAGTGCCATAGTTGTACCTACGGGTCCGTAAGAAGATGCTTCCGATACAATTTGTTCTGTACTGTCGGCAAACTTCTGACCTGCTGCTGTTACGAAACCCAACATCTGGAACAAGGTCGAGGAAGGCTCTTTGTAGGGAAGAGGAACGATAGCCTTTGCCAAGTCCATACCTGTAGATTCAACTTCTTTAAACTCACCGGGGCTGATAGGATCATTGTCACCAACCATCCTAACACCTTTAGCCTTGAACCCACCCGGCAGGTTTGCAAATTGACCTGCATCAATAAGACTTCTCATTGCTGCTGTTGCACTCATGGTAAGATTACCAAGGAAGTGCATTAGGCCAAAACCATAAAAACCAAAACCCGGAACGAATCTATAATGGACAAAGTGATTTATCTTTTCTTTATTCTTATCATCGGGTTGATAGTTTCTACGAATACATAAAACATTTCTGGATTGTTCTTCAATTGTTACAATATAGGGAAGTGCTATTCCCTCTTCTGCATTAGGTTCGTCTATCTCTAATTGACAATGCTGTTCCAATAATACATACTGTGGATCAGTATCCTGAGATGGAGAGAACCCTAATATAGTATCCATCTTTGATGCAAAAGTAGTAGGCTGTGGATTAGTAGCCATTGGTAATTCAG